CAGGGCGTCGCGATCATCCAACGTCGTGCCGAGATTGAGCGCCGCTTTCACGAAAAACACAGGCGCATCGGCTGGCACATTATAATGCTTTTGAAGCGCCAGCCGTCGCCGGTAGAGCCCTGCGCCACCCTCGCCAGCGATGTATACGACCGCGCCCTGAGTACAGGACCGCCCGAAAGCCTCGCCTCCTGTCGCGACCATTGCAGCTATGTAAAGCGCCACGAAAGACTTATACGAGCCAGGCTTACCATAGATAGCGCCAAAGGATCGCGCAGGAATGAGCCCGTCAACGAGGTATCGCACCGGCTCATCGCGCAGATCACCCCACGGAATTAGGTTGATGCGCTTCTTAACCCCTTGCGATTGCTCGACTTTCTGAACGTCGTGGGGCGTCGTGCCAAAATAGGGCGAGTGCAGTGCAGCATGAGGGTGTTTGGAGCCAAAATCGTCGCCATTTGGAAGGTGGCCCTGGTTCATTTGAGATTCCAATAAAAAATTTTTACCGGAATTGCCCAAAATATTTTTTGGTTCTCCTTCGAAAGGAGGGGGGGATTGTTTTTGAGCCCTCTCCTGCAACTTCTCAACGACCGACTTCTCCTTCGGAAACAGAGCCCGTGCAGCCGCCTTCAGATCACCGCCATGCTGTAGGACAGCCACAAGCTCGAACGGATCACAGACCCGCGAGGAGAGGGGATCAGCACTTCCGTGATGGCTGTATGTACACCAATCACCCATCGCGCCTTGGAACAAAACAGCGCCGTAGGTCTTGGTCTCTGAGCCTGGGCGCATGAAGCGGTAGGAATTGTTCGCCTTATCGTAGTACCCGAACCGATAGCCAGCGCGCTCCAGCGTCGATCTGGCATCAGACAAAGTGAACGCCTTGTTGAACGCCTGTATATTGCCCTCTGGGCGCTGCTGAACGACCTGTGAGCGCCGAGCTTGCTCTTCTTTCTCAGCCTGCTTCTCTGCCAGCCGTAGGGCGTCCATGGCCTTCTGGAGCGGGAAGCTGTCGGCATCATGCTCGACGAACAGGAAGTGCTTCAGGGCCTCACGATCGCTGACGCGCGACGAGTACCAAGGCTGGGACCAGCGATGGTTCTCTGTTACGTCAGCCAGCCAGATGCCGCGCGAGTGAAGCTGGGAGATCAGCCAAGAGACAGACGCATCCAGAGCCCTTTGGTCCTGTATTTCTGCCGGTATGATGATCCTGTACTTCCAGAGCTTGCCGGGGACAAAGCTGTGGGATGTATGGGCGCAGAACGTGATCCCTAAGTCCTTGAGAGCGCCAGCAACCAGATGCAGATCGGGAGCGCCGGGAGTGATCTCGCCGGTTTCAGGATCGACAGAGGAGTCGCCGTCCAGAATGATCGTCTTGGCCGACAGGAGATTGTCATCAGCGCGCCGAGGCTGGCGCAGCTCTGAACCACGGATGTAGTAGGAACCGTCCTTGCCGCCGATCTGGGGCTTGCGGAGGCGCTCCTTGAAAGTGGCCCATGTGAAATTATGGATTTTTAGCGATGTGTCTCTCATGCCGCCAGTAGCAATAGCCAGAGGCAGTGGCATCGTAGACTGAATTATATTAATGTCTGACATGGCCGCGCAGTTCTCCCCTCTCGCGGTTATGAGGCCGTCACTCCATGCGCTCCCGGAGTGGCGGCCTCGACTTTTTACGGCTTAGAACTCGTCAAGCCCTTCTTGCTCAACCTGTGCCAAAACTTGCTTGGCTGTAGGCTTAGGGGCTTCGACCTGCTCTTGAACCTCAAAACCAGCGGGTCGGTCAACCCATCCAGTAATAGACCAGTCGGGCGCTTTGAACTTGGCCTCGCCTTCTTTGGTCTTCATCTTAATTACCTTAGAGCCCTTGACCGTCACAACCGGCAGCTTGCCTGGGTGAGCTTGGGCTTGGGCCAAATACTCATCGTGAAGGCTGTCGAAAGCGCGCTGGACAGTCTTCGAGGTTGGCGTCATTTCGCGCACACCGTGCTCTTTAAAGAACATGGGAATACGCACCGCAGGCTTGTGGTCCGCAGACGGAGGTGCTGGTTTCTTTTCGCCTACCTTTGCCCAGACAGCCGAGTAGGGTTTGAAGTTGATAAAGCCAATGAGAATGTTCTCCATGTCGATAACAATCTTTGCCCCGGCTGCGACTTCAATATCCTCCGCTTCCCACTTCCCCGTGTCGGGGCTCGGGCTCTTATCGACAACGAGAAGCTTTCCGTATTTTGCATCCCACTTTGCTGCGGGAACAATCTTCGTAAAGCTGCCAGAGTTGTCGTCCAGATTAAGACCTAACGCCATTTTCAGTTTCCTTCTTTCATTTGCCACATGCTCCCCCGTGGCCGGGATTAGCTGACGGACTTCTCGACCTGTTCAGGGAACGTCTCGTCTATCGAAAGCTGTATGTCCGTCATAAGGCTTTGCATCCCCATGAGTGCTTCCTCACGGTTGTTGGCGATGCGAAGGATGAAGCCAGCAGAGATCATGAGAACCGTGAGGCCAACAATTGTTAGCTCCTCACCGTCCATCTCTTCAAAGAACCCATCGGCAATTTCATCCGCAGTGTCGATTTCTTTCGCTGTCAGTCTCATCGTGTTGCTCCCCAGAAGGCCATCAGTGCTGCATCTGCACGGCCATCATCTTTCTTCTTTGCGAACAGGCTGGCGTAGGCAGGGTAAAGCTCTGCTGCTCTTGCCCTGCTGCCGTCCTTACCGCCTCTGACATTCATTTCTTTTTGCCATTGCTGCGGAGTGACATAGGTGACAGGAACCTGCAACGCTGCCAGCACTCCTTCATACATGCCGACGCCACGACCGAACTGATACATACTAGAGACCCCTTGCCCTGGCATTGCGCCAACCTTCTCCAGAACGACTCGTGAAGGCTTAAATTCCCGTATGACGGACGCAACCATCTGGGCCGAGATTTCAGATTTCTTCTTTCCTCCACGAACGACCTCCACAGTCGGGCAGTCCACAATATTCAGAACGCCCTTCTCCATGTCGAAGAAAGCAAGCGCGCCTTTTGCTCCGGGGTCGATGGCGAGGATCATTTCACCACCACCTTCAGCTTGTACCCAACAGCATCCAGCAGCTTGCAGATCGACTCCAGCGTCATTCCACGGTTCAAGCGCAGAGCGGACTGGTAAGTCGCATGTGACAGGCCCGACAACTTGCCGATCTGCCTGAGTGAGATGCCCTTCTTCACGCGCTCTGCCTCAATAAGTTCTATAACCTTGGCCTGTTCCATCACTTCCCCTCAAAAGGTTCAGGCATCGCCCACTGCGGAATATTGATCTCCATCACACGGTTGGAATACGTCATCTCAGGCTTCTCGCTGATGGCGTAGGCGTAGACCTTTGCAGCCTTTTCCAGATCAACCTGACCAGCCTTCAGACTGTCGAGCCCGAGCGTGTAGATGCCGACCATGTGCGGATAAGACGACTCCACCGCGATGAAGACGAAGCGATCCAGCTTCTCACCGCATACACGCTTGAACCCCATCGAGTAGTGGGCCGCCTGCATGTGGTAGCCAAAACTAGCAACTTGTTTTGCGAACCCCGCAGGACTTGCGTCCTGACAGGTTTTGACATCGAAGATGGTCCCACCTGCAAGGTAATCGATACGCGCTTTGCACTGGAGGCCGTACTGTCCCCAAAGAAGCGTTGCTTCTGCATCTCCGTCCTTGACGTATGTTTTAAAGAACTCATGTCCCCTCACAGATTCTGCAATGCTCTTGACCCGCTCGCCCTGATACCAGTCGATCACGGTCTTGCCGACATTGTCAGTCTCGAACTGCTCCGCGCCTTCCTTGCCAGCCTTTGTCCTCTTGTCGAACTTGGGCATGATGGCGATCTCGGCATCAAACAGATGCGGCTCAAGAATAGCTGTATGCACAGCCGTGCCGATCTTCATCGCCTCAGAAGGCTCTTTGACCGTCTCTCTTGATGCCGCAAAGTGGGCCGCAGAACGCAAGCATATCTTAGCTGTTGACGCCGAGAACGCCTCGATCTTGTGATAGTCGCTTGCCGGTAGGTTTTTTATCAATTCGAACTTCATTGCTCCATAATCTCCCCTTCAATCAGATGGCATAGAAAGTCACACGCTGGCGCAATAGGATCGTTCACCGGGTAATCCAATGGGATTTCATCAATGAACTTACGCTCCCCCTTCACCCTGCAAAGCCTGACGTTCAAACGCCTGGAAAGCTCAGTCATCCTATTAAACTCTTCTGGGAACTCTTTTCTAATGAGCGCCCAGTAACTCGCAGATGTCGCCTTCACACACGGTATGCAGTTATTGTTGTGAAAACCTAACTTATACATTGTTGGGATTTCTATCCCTGCGGCGCTCACGATTGACAGGCAATTTGCCTTATCAAGTTTATTTTCAATCAAAGGCGTAATCACATGCAGTTCCGGGTAATTCTCTCGGAGACGATCAGCCCGTGAGGCATCACTCTTATCGTTTGTGTACCCAAAAACATGCCAGTCAGTTGCCTTCTGATACGAAAGACGAGGAGCTACCTTCAACTCGGTTGTGCATCTAGCTCCATTAATTCCTGCCAGCCAACGCGTCTTCTCCCAAACGTCCCAAGTATCTGAATACTCGTCAGACTTGATCTCTATGATCTCTTTCCCAAACCACTTTTCACACTGCTGCAAGAAGCGCTTGTTGTCTGGATGTTCAGCGCCTGTCTGGCAGTAAACAACGTCAATCTCTTTGTCTTTGTAGTTCTGGATAGTCAGCTTCGTAGCTACAGCAGATGCCGCACCGCATGAAAACCAACAAATGATTTTACTTTTGCTTGTCATTTTTCAGCGGCTTCTTAGGCCCCTCTTCCTGATATTCACCGCACCAATATTCCCTACTTACGATTGCCGCTTTCGGGAACCTATGGCACTTCAATGCGCCCTTGTCTTTGTCAGTCGCGTACTTGCAGGTCATGCACTTCATTTGTCACCTCGGACCAAACGTAGCTGGACAACATTGTTTACGGAAGGTCGCAAATCTCTCCGTACACCGATAATCAATTCATGGCCTACGGCGTTCAGAGCTGCTTCCATGTCCATCAGCCTTGGCGTCACGCGCGTTTTCCATCCCCGGATGGTTGCTGCTGCAATGCCTGTACGCCTGGACAATTCAGCTTCCGTGATACCTTCAGCCTGCATCTGTGCGAACAGGAACCTGACGAACGGGCTGCTGTTTTTCGTTTGATAAGTTTCTGATTGCATCTCGGCTTTCATAGAGAAGCGCCCTCATTCGTGATCGTTCATCTTTGGTCACTCCCCAGTCATTCCTGATGCTGATGTCGATCCTGTAGATCAGGTTCTCAATCTCTTCCTCT